TTTGTTATATTATTAAATAAAGAATAATATAAATCATTATCTACAATATCTAAATATAGTACATTAACACCAAGCAATTTATACACCTTTCTAATATACATCTCGGATTTATAGCCACCTTTATGCTTTTTTAAATCAAACACAAACTTCTTTTTATTATATTTATACAATTTATCTAATAAGTATTCAGGTCTTATTTTATCAAAATATTTATAATCATCATTTACTTTACTTGATCTTAAATATTTATTATATAATATATAATTAATTGTTTTAAACAAAACTATTCTTTTATTCCATTTTTTAGATTTTTCAAGTAATAATTTACGACTTTGATCGCTATATAATATAGCCATTAATATGCTATTGAACCAACATGTTGGACCATATTGTTTTAGTGATATAACATTATCACAATTATTACTCATATCTACTTAATATATTTAAAAATATTTAAAGATATCATGATATTAACATGTTAGTAATGGGTTCTGTACAACTTGAAAATATTATGAATTAAATAAGAATTTAAGAGGATTTCCTACAAATTTAGATACTTAAAATTGAGTACATAATTCTTTAAAAACTTTTATTTTTATAAAATTTTATTTTTCAAAGTATTTTTAAGATTATGTACTCATTTTATTATATAGGAAAAATTGATATTTTATTAATATATATTAAGTGATAAGTAAAGTATAATGTCCAAGGTTGAATACTATAAAAATAAAGAAAACTATAAGAATTTAGTTGAAATAAAAGATACTATTTCAGATAACTTATCAAAGCAATATAATGATAACTTTTGGAAATTAAAGGACTTATTTAGTGATTATAAGAAACATTGTGACGAGTTAGGAAAATCATGTAATAATGCTTGGGCTAATGGCATAATGTTACTAGATTATAAATGGGATAATATGGATGCAAGTAGTATAATCATTAATAATATTACTCTTAAAGAACTTGAAACAGGTAAGTATAGTAGTTTATATATAAATGGACAAAAAGCTAATAACATTAAAACAGATGCTGGATATGCTAGTCGTATCAAGTTCTTTATTAAGACATTTTCGTGCTTTACAAAATACAAAACTAATCAAGATTTATCTTGGGTTGTCATTAATAACCGCGAACTATTATCAGAGATTTTCAAATATCACAATGATAATAAACGAACACTTGCAACTATAAACAAAGATATCAAAGCATTGGTCAGAGTAATTAAATTACTTGTTGGTGAAGATAGCGAGTTGAGATATAAAATATCAGCACTTCAAGTCGCATTTACTGAGCTAGAAAATAATAGAGATGATGAAAATATGATATTAACAGAAAATGAAAAAAGACAATTTATTAATTATGATAGATTACTTGTAATATTAGATAAGTTGCAAAAGGATTATCAAGATAGTGTCAATAAATTACCTAAAACCGATAGAAAAAATGGCATGAAGCACAATGACGAATTATTTTACAAACATCAAATTATTTTATCATTAGCTTTAAATATATGGGATTTTCCTTCAAGACATGAAAAGTTTACAATGGATATCATTTATGATAATAGTGCTGCTGAAAAAGATAAAAATTATATATTATTAAAAAAACTTAAAAATGGCAAAGTATCTAGAATTGTAAATTTTATATTTAATGAAAATGTTAAGAAACATAGTGCTATTTCTTATAAATTAAATAGCACGCAACTTAAAGAATATAATAATAAATTATCTAAATTAATAAAATATTCATTAGACACATATCCTAGACCTTATTTGTTTCTTGGAAAAGATAACTGGGTAAAACAAAACTTTACAAAAGCCAGTTTTAACATGATATGTGAATGGCTTAGAAATGTAGATATAAATAAAAATATATGTATTGATGGATTTAGAAGTGCATTTGTATCACACTATTATCCTACTTTAAACAATAAACTAAAAGAAATTATGAAGACGAGAATGCGAACATCTCGCGATATTATTGAAAGATTTTATTTAAAGTTTGAAGAAGAAAAGCCAGATAAAGCAGAAGAAAAGCCAGATAAAGTAGAAGAAAAGCCAGATAAAGAAGAAGATAAACCAGATAAAGCAGAAGATAAGCCAGATAAAGAAGAAGATAAACCAGATAAAGCAGAAGATAAGCCAGATAAAGCAGAAGATAAGCCAATTAGTCTGGCTGAAATAAAAAGGCTAAATTATAAAAAATGGTATGAAGCTAATAAGCAAAAAAAATTAGAATATAATCATAATCGCAATATAGATCCCAAAACAAAGCAAAGAAATATACTAAATGATCTTAATACAGGTAAGACAATATTAGATAATTATAAAAAAGAAACAATTGCTAAATATAAAATATATCAAAGAAATGAAAAATTTTATGGAGAAGAATTAACATAATTATTATATATTTAAAAATAATAATAGCTTATATAATAGAGTTAATAAAATGGTATGGCAAGTATCTACTGATTCATATGATTACAGAATACAAAATAATAAAAATATCTCATATAGAGATCCCTTTTATGATTATTTTACTATTCAAGAAAATGGTAATATAGGTATTAATAATGGTAACCCCAATTATATTTTAGATGTTAAAGGTAATACTTATATAGATGGTATTATATATACGTCAAATATTATGGGTATTGAGCATAATTATACAAGTAATATATTAAAAATTAATTATGAAGATGGAGAAACAAATAGTAATTTATTAAATGTATATGGTACTAGCACTTTTTATGGTAAAATAGGTATTGGAGTAACTGAACCTGTAAATGAATTAGATATGATTGGTAAAATTAAATGTGATGAAATTGAAGGTATTGGTAGTAATATTACTTTGATTAGTACGGGTAATATTTCAGATGGCATTTTACCAGTAATTAGAGGAGGTATAGGTATTGGTAATATTCAACAAAACCAACTAATATATGGTGGTACAGATAAAATAGAACAAAATAATAGCTTATATTGGAATAGTATTGCTAATACTTTAAATGCCACTAAATTTAAGGGTAATGGTACTGATATTAATTCTTTGGATGCTGAAAATATTACAACAGGTACTTTACCAGTTTCAAGAGGTGGAACTGGACGTAATGGTTTTAATACATCTGGTGGTATAATAGTTGGTAATTTACAAGGAGGTCATCGATATGATATATCACAAACAGAAGCTCTAAAATGGAATGATATCGATAGTAAATTAGAAATTGTAGGTAATATTACATTACCTGAGGGTAGCAACATTTTTATTAATGGCCTACCTTTATATGATATTGATTATGTTCCAATAGCTTCTTCATCTACAAAAGGTATGATTAAAATATTTGATGGTGATTTTAGTATTAATGGAAATAATCAACTAATATTAGCTAAGGATGGTTCCTCAAAATGGCAAAAACAAGATGATAAAATTTGGTATCCCTCGGGAACTGCTAATTCTAATCATTGTGTCGGTATTGGTAAAATGCCTGATTCTGAGGGATATCGTTTGGATGTTAATGGAGATATTAATACATCAAATGGTGTATTTAGAATTGATGGTATAGATATTATTCAACAAAATTCCAATATTATATCAAATAGAATAAATAAATTTACATTAGATGATATTGCTCCACCACAAATAAATACAGATGATCAGCCAACAGAAAATGGTGGATGGAACAATAAGTTTTTTTCATTAAGAACAAAACTTGATGCGCTAGATAAAGAATTTTTTATTTCTGCAGCACCTTATAATTATCAATTTACGTTTGATCATTCTGTTTTAATTAAAAAAAATCTAGATGTCAAAGGTTTATTAATACTAGAAAAAGAACATACTCAAAGTATTTTAATTGTTAATCAAAAATATAGTGGTACTGGTTTAAATAATGGTAGTATAGTTAATTTTAAAAAATCCGACGAAACACATTTCCGTATTAATAAAGATGGTAATCTAGGTGTAGGAAGAGATGGTCTAACAAATTTTGATGAGACACTTAGTGGAAATTCAATTGAACCTGCGGAAAAATTACATGTTATTGGAAATATAATAGCAACTGGTTCTATTAAATCTTTTTATTCTGATAAAAGATTAAAAGAATTTATTTCAAATATTGAAAATCCATTGAGTATAATTAACAAATTAAACGGATATTTTTACAAAGCTAATAAATTAGCTATTGAAAATGGTTTTACTGATGAAAGAAATATTGGTTTAAGTGCACAAGATGTACAAAAAGTATTACCTGAATTAGTTAAACTAGCACCATTTGATACTGTTAAAAATAAAAATGGCGAATCTATTTCTAAATCTGGAAATAATTACTTAACAGTTTGTTATGAAAAATTTGCACCAGTATTTGTTGAAGCAATTAAAGAATTAAATAATCAAGTTAGAGAATTAAAAAGTGAGAATGAATTACTTAAAAAAGAAAATAAAAAAATTAAAGAAGATATTATTAAAATTAAAGCAGCACTTAGTATAAATTAATAATTAGTATTTTCAGATATCATATTACTTGATTTTTTATTGTGTTTTTCCCTTACATCCATTTTAAATTGTAAACTATTATCAACAGATGAATCAGCAATATTTGCTGATTCAGCTAAACCAAATGATATTGAATCTTCTCTCTTAATATTATAAGTTTCTACGTGTGGGTAATGATACTCTGGATATTTTTCTGCTTCTTCTTTTTGAACCTCATAAATACATACAATTTCATCAATTATCATTATTGCCAAATCTTTAATTAAAACAGAAACATTGCTATTAATACCCTCAAATCTTTTTTGATATTTTGTAAGAGCACTTTCAAAACCATATATATAGATTATATGTTCAATATCTTTTTTATTCTTAGTTATATATTCATATATAATTGTTGTTTTTCTATTTTGTGCTATATTGTAGTTTTCACATTTATTAACAAGAATCATTATTTCCATTATTTGACGATTATATCCAGATAGCACAGAATTAACATTATCGTCACTAGCATTAAAGCTTACAACAAAATTCTTTTCTCCCATTTTTTTATTATTGTCTATAATTTTAGAGAATATTTGACTATCAATTTTTTATTATTATATTACATTTATATAGATTTTAATTAAATGTACTGGGTACCATTAGCTATTTTAAGAAGTATTATTTCAGCTAGTTTAATTATGTTTCTTAAAATTGATGATACTCCAAAATATATTTTTCCTGTTATTGTAAATATTTTAGTAGGTATTTTATGTATTACTTTCTTCTTGTCATTTTATACTAAATATATTACAGAGTTCTATAATCCCAAATATTATATATATGCTATAATTGTATTTTTCTTATTGTTATTAAGCTATTATATTATAAAGGTATGTCCCAATCCAGCATATTTTAGAGCATTTGTATCACTTGAAATTATGATTATATTAATTTATACATACTATTACAATATGCACTACAATAAAAATAATGCAATACATATATCAGATAGAGGCATTGCCGGAATTATATTAACAAGCATTGGTTTATTATTACTATCATTTAATTAGCTATTAAACAATCATATTTACCATATTTAAACATTCCTTATATTTTACATAATAGTCATGGGTTGTTCTTGCAACAGCAGACTCAATACTATCAGGTAATCTATAATATAACATATAAAATGATAAGCATAATGCAACTAAATTAATTGATATTAAATATATATTTGTATTAAAATCTATGGTCTTTAAATATATATATAAAACATAGTTTATTGTAACAAATATTAATGATGTTGTAAATATTCTAGGTCCACGTTTTAGCCAATATTCTCTTACCTTTGAATGGTCTAATCCTAAATCTCTTTTATTAATATTATTTAGTCCTATAATATAATTTAAAAAATCCATAATAAATATATAGTTATATATTTCACATATATTTGATGTATTGATTAAATGACTATTTATTATAAATAATATATCATCTTTATTAATATTGAAATCTAATTTTTGTTCTATTTTTATTAACAAGTCTATATCATTTACCTTATTTACCAGTTGTATTAGGCTTACATGATTTTTCATTTTAGCAATTTTAATTGTTTTATTTAAAAATTTAATAATATATTTTCTATTATATATTTTAATATAATAATTTGTATACATTTTAGCTCTGTTAAAAGCCCATCTCTTAAATGGTTTTGATATAAAGCGTAAAAATCGTAACATTTATAACATTATGATAATTATAATATTTTACTTTTAAATTATTTTATTATAGTTATAATATATAAATGAATAGTTTATTAATTATAAGTTGTATATTTGGATAAGAATTTAAATATGTTCACCCTTCACCTGATAAAACAAATAGTATGTAAAGTTATAGTTTAATGTTAGAAGTATTATTATTTAAATATTTAAATATTAAATATTAATAATGAAGAGTTTATTATTGTTATTATATATAAATTGTGTTTTACCATTTAGTTTGTATTCTGTTATTTATCCCATCAGACATACTTTTAATTATGTTGATAACAAATGGAATTGGAATAACAAGTTATTTCCATATAATAATAAAGAGTCTAATTATATAGGTAAATGGTATTATTACAATAATATTGATTTTATTGAAACGCGAAATGATATTATTGTAAATCCTGATTATTGGTTTAATAATATTGTATTGAGCAATTATGTATGCAAAAATAATAAAATTAAAAGCACGAAAATTATCAATAGTACTATGTTTTTACCTGCTTATTACAAAAAGCAAAAGAGATATAATGATAATAATAAGGAGTATTATAAGACAGAGCATTTATATGCAAATAGAATTATTAAATTAAAACATACTCATATTTATGATAAATTAGATAAGTATGCTAATATATTAAGAACACTTGTTGTAAGACCTAATCATTGTAGTGTTACTTGTAGTCCTTACATACCTAAAAATGAAATTACAAAAAGTCTAATTGATAAAAAAAATATTAATAATACCAATTATACTATATCATTTAACGTATGGTTAACTGAAAGATATATGCAAGAAAATGATATTCGTACTGGATTACATTTATCATATGATGGTATTAATGGCAATCTTAAAGAATTTATATTGAAAAAAGATAGTTTGGTAAATAAAAAAATAAATATTAATGATAAAACTAATTTACGCGAATTATATGATAATGGTAATGTAACTAAAATAAATTATACCAATATTAATATAAATGATATATATGAATTTGATAATTATACAACAATAAACTATATAATACTCAAAAATAATTGGGAAGGTAATTATAGAATTCAAAATATACTTAATAATACACATTATAATCAGTTAACATGGAGTGCCGACCATAGGTATTTTATACCGATATCAAATAATGATATTAGTAAATATTATCAACTTAAATTTAAAGACGGAATATATATGAATATTCCTAAAAACTTAAATGATTTCAATAATGAAGATAGAATATATATAGAATTTGTAGCTTTCTTTAAAAATGCCTCTGGTGTTCAACGATTTTTAGCATGGGGAAGCAAAAGCGAAGGTGGTTTTAAAACTTTTTGTCACGATATTTGGAACAAACATACTACATACATTTTATCTGATCAGTTTTCCATTTATTAAAATAACTTTTTTTTATAGATCTTTCTCTATGAATATAAAAAAAGATAAATTTTTTATCAACTGATGGTATTTTTTTTAACATTAAACATAATTCATTTTCAATATCAATTTCATATGCAACTCTATTATCCATATTTTATAATTTATAATAATTAATTTTTATATAAACAAAGATAATAAAAATTGATAAGTGCTTATTAAATTTAATATTATCAAATAACTATGACAGTAATGACAAGAAGCATGCAAAAATCCCAAATTACCCAGATTTCACATGATTCTATTGAACCTACAATCAAACAACTAAACGCTTTTAATCATTGCAAAAGATGGCAAGATAATGATGATAATATATTAAAAGATATTGTTAAAAAAAATGTTATTACACCTAATAATATTCAAGAAATTGCAAATAGTCTTGGTCGTTCTTATGGTTCTATTAAAATTCGTATTTTAACATTCTATATTAAAAATGATTTTGATTATGAAAATTGTGATAATGAAAAAATGCTTAATAAATATAAGTTTGCAACAATGGAAGATATTGAATATTACGCTCTAAAAGGATTTAGCATTAAAGCTAAACTTGAATATAGGCTAAAAAAAATTTACATTGAAGCTAAACTTGAATATAGTAAAAAAAAAATTAGTAATATTGCTTCTACTATGATTGATAAAAATAACTACGATAAAGTATTAAAAATAATTCATAGTATTTATGAAGAAAAAGAAAATAATTTGCTCCTTATATAATAATATGGATACTAATTTATTAATTAAAAAGTTTTATAAAGATTTTCAAGAATATACGTTTAAAAATCAAGTTTTGATAGCTGCTTCTGGTTTTACAATAGGTATAGCTACATCTGATTTTATTAAAAATATTATTAATGATATTTTTAAACCTCTGGGGCTATTACTATTGAATTATATTGTTAATAGTATGCATTTAAATGTTAGAGAATATCCTGTTATTTATAATATATTTTTTAAATTATTTAATTTATTATCACTTGTTATTGCTTGGATATTTACTATATTTTTTGCTTTTTTTATTATTGAATATATATTGAACCGCAAGATAATAGGATTGTCAAGTATAATTACTGATAAAGAAAAGAGTGATTATATGCAACAAAAAATAAAATCGCAAAATAAAAATAATATTATTCCAAATAATACTGATATAGTTGAACTTCGGAATGAAGAATTAACAATAGAAAGGTATAAGAGATATCAATAATTTTAATGCGTTCAATAATTTTTTCTCATATAATAATAGAAAGTAATGGGTGATTATAAAAAAGCAGGTAAAAAGAAGATAGAAGGCAAAAAAATACCAGTTGTTGTTTACAAAAAAACTGGTAGTTCTAAATTATATGTTATGCGTAAAGGAAGAATGATGAGCTATGTTAACTACAAAAAAATGTGTGCTAAAAAAATTATGGTTAAGGCAGCTAAGAAAGTTTCTATGGTACGTAAGGTACATAAGGTACGTAAAGGTGGTGAAGGCTGTTCTAACAATGAAAATTTTTCCCAAGAAAGTAAAATGGAAGAACATGATAATATGAATGATAACTATGAACAAGATATATCAATGGATGGAGGAAAAAAACAAAAACGTCAACAACAAAAACGTCAACAACAAAAACGTCAAAAACAAAAACGTCAACAACAAAAACGTCAACAACAAGGAGGTAATGAAGATTTATCTATTACATTAAAAAATGAAGATATATTAGGTGGCAATAAAAAATCTAAAAAATAAATAATAGAATTGTGAGTATTACGTGAGTACATATTTTATTTTTATAATGCTTTTAATATTTTTTATTTTTATAATGCTTTTAATATTAATATATTATAGATTATGTATTGGCGTTATTATATTAAAATTTATTTATATATAGTTATTAAAAATGAATATTTCATTTTGTGATAAAAATGTTATACTTATTAAAAATAAAGAATATATTAATGTAAACTATCATGATATAGATTCTATAAAAAAAATAATACCAGATACAAAAATACATATAAATGAATTGTTTAAATATACTAAAATACTTACAAATGCAGGATATAAATGCTATTATATTGATATGTTTTCTAAACTATAATTTAAATCATAAGTCTAAGTTTATCAAAAAATCTCATATATTCTGTTTTAGTTATTCTTCTATCTAAATTACTAAGTTCTTTAAATGGTTCTGCTAATTTAAATGGTACATTTTTACCAATTACTTTATTTTGTCTAATTAAATTATTTATCATATCAAATAAAAATGTTGGATTATAAGCTAGTGGTACGACTGATTCGTCATCAGGTCTATTATCATCTGTATATACGAAACTAGATGGAAATTGTATTTCTAATAATAAATGCTTGCAAATACCTGTGTAATTTTCTTGGCACGAGTATAGATAATGTATTTTTATAAAGTAAGTTCTTATATAATCATATGTATATGTAACACTTATATCACTTCTTCCACCAGTTGCCCCATATCTTGGCTCTTTTATACCAGGATATAAATCTTGAATAACATCTAATATATTTTTTTTGTCTTCAAAACTAAAAGCTTTTCTATTTGCTGGATTCAAAAATGGTTTATCTTCTTTTATAGCCATATACCAGGCTTTATATAATGATTTAACATAATATGCGTTTGCATACATTTTTCCATTTTCTTTATAAGGAATTACTATAACACTTTTTAATTTTCTTAAAGACATATCCTTCCATTCATCCATAGTATAAAAGTCAGCGTCATTTATACTTCCTGCATATTCTTCACCAGTATACATAATTCTAGCTAATTCTGTTTCTTTATTGGTTTTATATTCAGCTTTTAATATAGGGTCATTGGGTGAAGCAGACCAGTCAGGAGATTTTTCAAAAGATATTGATGCATCAGGATCTGTAATATTTACATTACCCTCTATTAATTTATCAATAAGTCTTAAATATGATTGTGCCTGTTCTTCAATATATCTATGTTTATAATGCTTTTTCAATTGAAGTAACATAAATTCAATAGTATAATATTTATAATAATTTTCTTTTGTATTTCTTTTAAAATCATCAGCAGTTTTGTTATTATCTCCATAAAATATAGCTTCATTAAATAATTTTTTTGCTTCATTTAATATTGCTGCTACTTTTTCACGTGTTAATTGAATACTTGTTGGAGAATAATTAGCTCTTTCATAATAGGTACTTTTTATATATTCATTAAAAGTTGTAGCTAACATAAATGGATTATAATTTGGTACATAATTTTCTCTAATATTTTCTTTAATTTTTCTATATAATAATACATTAGCATCTGTAATAGCAGGATCTTCTAAATATTTTTCTAATAATTCTGTTGCTTGTTCTGTAGAAAGGTTTTTAGTTTTTTTAAATAAACTCATTAAATGTTTATTTTTTACTAATGCTGTTCTTGTTGGATACTCTAATATTTTATCTATATCTTTAAATGTTAAGGGTGTTTTTAAGTTTTTATAAGGAATGTCTTCATCATCTGATTTGCTTTTGCTTCTGCTTTTATTCCCTGATAAACTCATATTAAATGCTTTACGACATTGTTCAGCTATAAAATCTATTCTATCTTCTCTTGTTAATGCTTTTTTTGTTACTGGATGTTTTACACTATATATTTCTCCATTTACAAACTTTTTGTACTCTTTTAAATATTCTTCACAAGCTTCTTGCTTAATTTTTTTTTTTGCACCCGCTAAGTTGTTTGTATCTTTTCTTAAAGTTCTCACATTCGACTCTGATAATTTAGACATTGCTGTTGATAATGATTGTGATAATGAAACTCCTGTTGCTCTTGAACCAGACATTTTATTCTAATTATTATGAATATAATAAATATGTTTCAAGTAGGATAAAAATGTTATAATTTATTAAAAAATTGATTATAAACCTAATATATTATTATTAGGCACTGCCTACCCAATCTTGTCTTGTTTGCAAACTCTGACAAAACTTTCGCATTACAGCAAACTTCGCAAATCTAACAACTCTCCAAGTATAAGTATATATAGAGAATACAAGAAAGTCATAATAATGTCTTGCAATATCGTTATTGATGCTAATAATGTCAATTTCTGCTGTGGCCCCTGTTGCATCGTGGATAATGAGACTGAACCAATCAACATTGGAAGTGAGCCATATTACTGCTATAAACCACATAGTGGTGGTAGGTACCAGCAGTTTATTTGGCCACTTTCTAATGGTGGTAGTGTCTCTGTAATAAATCTACGCGTTTGTCACGGATGCTTCTCACGCTACAATAACGATGATTTCGATACTGATGACCGCATTAAAGACGGATGTGTCGTAATACAAAAGCTCAAAGATTATATTAATGAATAACCACGAACACTTATATACATCATAATTAAAAAAACAAAAAAATATATATTTTTTATATAAAAAATAGTTATTATTATACTATAATGATGATAAAGTTTATTTCATTTTTAGTATATTTAACAATTCTCAATAATAATTATATGTTATTTACAGAAAAAAATATTAAAATAATACCTGCATTTATTAATAATACTTATCAAAAATATAATATATCTAATAATACAAATAATATGAATGATGATGATATACCTAAATTTTTAAAACGAAGAAGTAAATTTTGTTATATTAAGTGTGATTGTTTCTTTTCTCATAGTGTTAAAAATGATAATATGTGTGTAACAAATTGGTTAAGACCACACGGATTTAATTAGCTAAAACACAATTGAACCCAATACTCCATTTTATAATTATAAATTAAAATAATTTTGATATAGAACTAATTTTAAATTTACCATTGCTATCTGAGAATAATTCTTTGAATATTTCAAATTTTTTTTTACTATCTTCATCTTCATCTACATCTTTATTATTTTCATATACTTTGTTAAATAATTCTTCTATTTTTGTATTTTCTAAGCTTTTTAAGAATATATTAAAGGCCCTTAAATTTTTACTTTCATTAGAAGGTTTAACATAATCATTATCATCTATTTTATATAAGCTTTCTAATTTAGATTTATCTAATTTACCTTCTGAAAAATAATATTTCAACATTTTTTCTGCTGTATCATCATCAATATTTATGCCAACTTTATTGTATAATTTTCTTAATTTTTTTATATCACCTTCCATATCAATGTGATTATAGCTAAATTTAAGTTTAGCTAAAAAATCAATAAAAGTATTAACATCTCTTGTAGTAATTTCTTTTGATGGTGTTGATGATGGTTGCTCACTTGTGTCAAGAATATCTTTAAGGGAATCACTATATAATGCAAACGAATCTAAATATGTTTGATTTAAGTTTAGACTATATTTTGCATTTAATAATTTTATCCTTTTTTTTATTTCTTTTTCATTATCATATTCAAAAATATAATTTAATAAATTTCTTTCCAGCCTCTTATTGTAATCATCATTATTATTATTATGCATTTTTTCTTTATTCTTTAATAATATTTTATAATTTAAATTATATACCTAAATAATAGTACATATGAATAAAACTTTATTAAAAAATAAAAATAAGATAGTTGGAGGTAATAAGTTTACTTTTGATATACTTGAATATAATGAGCAAAAAATATCATTTACAGCAGAAAGGAATAATGATAAAATAAATTTAACTTTTTTTTTAAAAAAAAATAATGATTTATTAAAACTACAAGCTAGTTATATTAAAATTAATACAAATTTAAAAATAATTACATCTAATATAACAACGGCTAATTACTACGAACTAGATCCAAAGATTGAAGAAGATATTGATGAAGATAAAAAACAAAAAATAGTTGATAAAATGAACAAATTTGATACATGTTTAATAGTTGATTTTAATAAAATTAGTTATATATTTTTAAATGTAAATACTAGTGCCAATAAATCAATTAAAAATTTTGAAGATGAACATACAAAACTTAATTTAAAAAGATTGGATGCTTTAATGATGATTAGATTTAAACAATTAGGATTAGATATAAATTTTGTTAATAAATTTATGGCTGCTGTAAAAGGATATGTTGATGGACAAAAAAAAGAGCAAACGGTGGCGTATGGCAAGGAAAGTAATGATTCCGAAGGCGGTGGAAAAAAAATGAGTAATTATAAAATATTAAATAATTTAATTTTAAAATTAAATAAAATAAACAATATTAAAAAACTGACTAAACCAAAAGCCGTAAAGCCCACTAAGCCAAAAGCCGTAAAGCCCACCAAACCAAAAGCTACCAAACCCGTCAAGCCAAAAGCTACCAAACCCGTCAAGCCCACCAAGCCAAAAGCCACAAAGCCAAAAGCTACCAAGTCTAAGGCAATAAAAAAAATTTAATTATTTGAGAACTTAAAAGCAAATATTTCTCACCTATACTAACACGTTTTATTTTTGTAAACATACATGTTTCGCCAAAACATTTATATTTTATTTGCGATAATAAACAATAATTATCATTGTATATCCAGCTTAAATATATTATTATTGCTATATATGTGTTATAATATGATAACGGATATAATGTATATATTATCAAAATATAATGTGTTATATATAGCGTATATCTAGATATTATATTAAAAGATCTCAATATATAATGAACGTGGACCATGACTAATCATATTAAAATTATTATCCGTTCCTTTTAGATTATCTTTATCATCATGTCTATATTGATTAAATGTAATGTAATCATTTATATTATTTATTGTATTTTTAGCGAAAATGTTATTTATTAAGTTATTTTTCTTTAATTTTGATTTACCAGATAAAGCAAGATATTTTCTTAAATCTATATTAGTTAAGTATTCAATTAATTTATCTATTTTTTGTATATTTGTATCACTTTTAATTTCATTATTTGTTTTTCCTAGCAATTTAAAGTAATTGATAACATATCCAAACGAATCATTAAGCAAATAATAAGATTCCAGGAAACTATTAAAATCTTTATTATATTGGTTTGTTACATTTTTTATTCCAGATAAATAGTCATTGTCATGATAATAAATATAATAAGACATATCTTTAAATTTATTGGCATTAGATATGGTTTCATAATTATCAATATTTAATTCAGCACTAGAAAACTCTAATTTATTACTTTTTTCGTCATTAGTATATCTCGCTTTTATTTTAAAAGGTATATTATTACTACTTTCGCTAATATATACTAGTGATATATCAAATATATAATAATTAGTAGATGGTATATATACCCATTTTTTTGTTACCATATTATCTTTAAACACAGATATATAATTAGTTTTTTCTTTATTATCATAAATAATTATCTTGGATTTCATAAATAAATCATCATGACTTGATATATCTATATCAAAATTAAACTTATAATACCCTTTTTTCAAATATATATAAGACGAATAAAAGTGTGATTTTGGATTTGCTGCATTTCTAACTTCAAAATTTATTTTTGATTCTAATACGTCAGACTTTTCTAGATATGATGTTATTTCTGATAATGGTGGTATATAATAATTACATTTTGCTAGTTTATTAACAGGACTATTGGCAATTCTAAGTATTACAATACCTGAACCACCTCTACCACCTCTATTATATCTATTGTAATGTGAACCACCACCTCCACCACCCCCCGTATTATCTCCTCCTCTTCCACCTGGTTTTTGTGTCCATCGATTTGTATAGCCTCCACCACCATTTTCTCCTGAATTATATCCAATTCCACCTTTTGTTTGTCCACAAGCTCCACCACCTCCTCCACCATCTCCACCATTTCCACCATTGTATCTATAACCTCCGCCTCCTCCACCTCCTGCGTAATAAATATATTTTCCAGTTATATTTGATGATTTTCCTTTACCACCATTTGAATTATATGATGGTTTTCCAGCTCCACCACCACCACCAGATGTATATACATTATACTGGTTTTTACCATTATTTCCTTGTGAAGAATCAATTGTTTTACCTTGTTTACCATAATTAGCACTTGAATAATATCCACTGCTACCACCGCCTGATGATCCATCACCACCATGTATTCCTGGTGTATAATGATAATATGAACTTCCACCATATCCACCTCCTAATGCTTTGTATTTTTCTTGATTATCGTGTTTAACTATTGTATTTTCGCCATTTATAGCTTTTATTTTAAATTGATGACCATTGCCTTGTTGTAATGTTCCACCCTCTGGTGCACCATTACCACCCTTACCAACTCTTATAGTTAATTTATTATCTTTTTTTAAACTTAAATTATTATCTTCAATATATCCACCAGCACCTCCACCTCCCCCCATATCCATGCCTCCACCCCCTCCTCCACCTACAATTAATATTCTCGCATCAATATCCCTATTTACAATAACTTCATATATAAAATCAGTGTTTTTAAATTCATAATATATATCACCACTATTATCTTGTGCTGTTTTATATGATTGTTTATGTTCTATTCCATCTATATATTGTTTATTTCCATTGATAGTTGGTATTTTACTACTATGATTTGCAGGATCAACATTAGGATCAGTATGATAAATCCATGTTTTATTATTCCACTCTGAACTATAAATATTATTACTATTATTAAATCTCCAAAATATTTCTAAGTTATCACCACCATAATTTTCACCAAAATATATATCTATTTTACAAATATCCCCTTTTTTTATAGTGCCATAATTTCTTTCAATTGTTCTCATACCATGTTCACCACCATTATCAACTACTATTTCATCATTTATAAAAATATGTGAAGCATCATCAGAACGTGTACCAAATTTATAATTTCCTGTTTCGTGTGCATAAAAATATCCCGAAAACCACATTGTATAAGTATGATCAACATTTGGATTTTGCTTTCCACTTGTTAAATTATTAAGACCTCTAAAATTTGTTATATTTTCTCCACTACCTTGATGTAATTCATTGATAAATTCCTTATTTTTGATATGTTCTATTTTTGATTTAATATATCGATAATTATCACCTGCGTATGCATTATTATTATAATAACCATCTACTTTAAAAAATTTGAATCCTTCTTTGAAATTATTTTTAATTCTTATAGATACTTCTTTATTTGTATAATCAATTGTCGCATTTGAAGATTTTGTTAAATAGTGTCTTTTATAATTAAAAACATTGAATTGTTTTAAAAATTTATCTTGATTCCATAAACCACTATTTGAATCAATATATTTTGTTAATTGATATTTATTATTAATACCATCATCAACAATATTTTCTTTTATTTTTGCTAATTTTATTTCTGTTTCTTTATTCTTATTTTTTAATTGATCTTGTAGCACTTCTTTTCTAGCTACTAATGCATCTATAATAGCTTGTCTTTTATCTTCTCTAAGATTTGGATTACTATTCTTAAATTTATTCCAATCAATCCCTGATATATCAGTATCTATGGAATTACCATTATTTGTTAGTCTAATTATTACACTATTATTTGGCAAATCAATAATATTGCCTATGTTTATTTTTGTTGTTATAATATTATAATTCATAACTTGTGTGTTGTAACATAAATAATTATATATAAATTTGTGAACTTTAACATCAATATCAGGAAAGCTTGAAACCTGGTAAATATTTAATTGATTATTTGATTTATATTCTAAACCATTTCCATATTTTTCTACAAACTTTTCAATTGTAAAATTACTATCTATATTAAATCCATTTTGTCCAGGTAGTATTTCTACTTTATTTATATTTTTAATATTATTATTATTATCTAATATGAATTCATAAAAATTCTTACCATTTAGTTTTGTTTTTATAGGATAACTAATACCACATATACTATTTTCTATGCTAAATGGATAAAAGTCTTGATATTTATAAGCTATATTATCAATAGTAGTAACATTATCACCTAATTTGTCATCATTATCACCTAATTTATAAAAACATCTTGTTTCTTCTACAATATTTTGATAATCTGATTCATTTAATTTATTATTAACATAAACTTTATCAGCATATTTATATACATTATCATTATTGTCTTTTATTTCTTCTAATTCTTTCCAGCCTTCAAAATTATATTTACATGTATTATTATTAGAATTATAATCATCGTCACATTTTTTTTTATTATTTGTAAAATAAACTTGACAATCTCTAAACTTAGCATTTTTATATAATTGTTTTTCACTAAATTTTTCTAAAATACTATTATGTTTATGGTAAGTTTTACTAATATAGTATATGGCAATTATAAATATTATTAAAAATAATAATAAAAGTATTTTTTCATATACCATATATCTTAATCTACTAATATTGTTTATTTTTTTTACTTATAATATATTTGCCAATAAATGCAATATGATTATACTAATGTATTTAGAGTTATTTTTGGCAATTTTGATGAAATATTATTTAGTACTGGTGGTAAAAACTGGTGGTAAAAAATATTAGCTAAATACAACATATTATTAAATTATTACTACAAAATATAATAATTATACAAGAAAAATAATTAAATTATTGATAATATCATTTTTATTTTATGTTAATATGGTATAATAGATATACTAATATAGAGTATAATTTGAATTATAATTATCTTTATTTTTTGTATTTAATACATAATTTTCAACTATATCACAATGTTTTTGCATCACATTTCTATAAAAATATATTATAACTACAATAAGTATAAAACTTAATAATAGTATACATATCAAATGTATATTATCATTCATATTTTCTATGGTACATTTTCCATTCATAATATATCGTACTAATCTATTATAATTATTTTTTTAAATTGTAACAAACTTATTAAACATATAAGTAAACTAAAAATAATAATTAAGAATATTCTTTTAGTTTCTTAATTATTATGTTATGTATATATTTTGGATATAAATTTTTAATACTATTTAAATAGTTTATGAATTCTAAGCTTTTTTCTTTTTGCAAATTAATAATTACTTGAATTTTATCATTATTTCTATTATTTCTATTATAAAATTCATGATTTAATTCAAATATTATAAAAGCAATGCATATTTTATATAGTACTATTGTTATATTACCATATGATGATGTATTTAATATTGTTTTATCAATTATTAATTGTTGTGATAATAGAAATGTCATTATTATATTAAACGATTTTTGTGTAATAGGAACTTCATTATATCTGTTATTAATATTCTTAATAAATTTTGCTATTTGAGTGTAATTTCTATTTAGTGCATGAAGGGAAATTTCTACATAATCACATAATATCATAGGGCATTCTAGATTTTTATAGCTATTAAAATTCCACCAATATAAATCAAGTACCTCCCTTGTATAAATTATTTTATTAAGTGAAAACTTATAGTTATATTTTTTTGTTATTATTTTTAAATAATATAATATAAAGTTGTTATTGGTATTATTTTTATAAATATTTTTATACTTAGTGGTTATGGGAATATTCCTTATGATATCAGCAAATCTCTTAGAAATACTGGCTGTCTTAGCATATTCAGTATAATTAATGTGTTCGCATACTAAATCAATAATATCTTCATTGATATTCATTATCATTAATAAAAATAATAAAAATGAATATCAATTTTTATTAAAGACATCCAAAATACATTAAGTGAGAATACATATATATCATTATACTATTAGCAAGCATCTTATTTTCATTGATTTTATATTTCGTTAATAAGTTATTAATTAAACTTCTTCTAACATTATTGCTCTTGTTATTAACAATTATATTATGATAATTACTGACAATTCTATAAAACTTGTAATCCAACATAGATATATTAATGAATTATATTTTTATATTATTTTACATAAGATTTTTTATATAAAATGCAAAAAAATATTTATGTTAACATCAATTTAAAGAATTAATAAATACTTAAATATTATTTATTTTTGTTTTAAATATCTCATACATTATTTATATCATAGTCATCAAATAAATTCAGTTATGTAATATTTTTTATATACCATTAAGAACATTATTGATTGAAGTTGTAGTTTTCCATAACTCCGTCAATATTTGTCCGATTTGGACGATATTGAAAATCTGTGGAGCTCTCTTGATGCTCTATCAGATGATGTCATCAAACTATACCATTTCTAAATAAATTCAGTTATGTAA